GTCTTGGAGCAAATGTACTCAGAGGACCCAAGCAGATTCCTTGGGATGGAAAGTTGCAGTATGATTATCAACTCTGGATTGATAGTGATATTGTATTTGATACTGAGAAGTTCTATCGTTTGGTTGCGATGGATAAGGATATTGCTGCTGGATGGTATTGCACTGAGGATGGTCACACCACATCTGTTGCACATTGGTTAGAGGAAGATGATTTCCGTAAGTCTGGTGGTGTAATGAATCACGAGACATTGGATACGATTCAGAAACGTCGTAAACCATTTACAGTTGATTATACTGGATTTGGATGGGTATTGATTAAGAAAGGAGTATTTGAAAGTCTTGAGTATCCATGGTTTGCTCCAAAGATGCAAGTCTTTGAATCTGGAGAGGTTCAGGATATGTGTGGAGAAGATGTAAGTTTCTGTTTAGATGCAAAAGAGCAAGGATATGAAATTTGGTGTGATCCTTTGATTCGTGTTGGACACGAGAAGACAAGGATTATCTGATAAGTGCTTGGGAGGTCCTTCTTGACCTTCTTTAAGACGTTATGATAGAATGCTCCTATGAGGTTTTTATGAGTCTTGTAGGAGCATTTTTAATGGCCTGAGAGACCTTATAAAAACCCCCTTATAAAAACCGTTAGATGGAGAATTAAAAAAATGGCGCAAAAGAGTCGGAAGGATATGCAGATTGCGAGTGTTCCAAAAAATACTCGTCAAGGTGAAGGAAGAAACACTAAATACAGTGCTACGAGTCGTAACTCGTCACGTAAAAAATATAGAGGGCAAGGTAAAGGATGAGTTGTTTAATTACGAATCTTCCTGCACAAAAAATTTGGGTACGTAAAGAATATCTACGTGATCTTAAAGATGGGCACGGAGAATTTGTAGAGGGTCTTTGGGTTTCAGCAAAGTCAATTCCTGGACGTGCTTTTTATTTTGAAACTTATTTACCAGAATATGGAGCAATGTTTGATAAACTACCAATATCTGCATTTGTTTCGTCTCCAGAAACCCCGAATCCTGATTTAGACTTGGCAAACTTACAGTTTTGGAATTGTATGGACTATGGAGTTAGTTCACTGTGTAAAAATATAGTTGCCTCAATGGAATGGGAAATAAAAACCAGAAATTATGGCAACATAAAAGGTGAGTACATATGTACATTTGACAATTATCATGAAGATCTAAATCAAATTGATGCCTCTACAAGTGAAATACCCGACGAACACAAATCTTTTAATTTAATTGGACTTAATAATGGACAGTATGCATTATACCCAAACAACCGTTGTCGAATTTATGATATTTCAATGACTCCTGATGCACCAAAAACTCCCGACTTTAAGGTTTCAACGCAATATTTTCAAGTTGAAAATGGAATTGGATGGGGTAGATTGGGTGACACAGACGAATATTTTTGGGAAACTACAGAGGAAAAACAAAATAAATAAATTTTTACTAAAGATATTGAATTGAAACAGTTTTCCATGGGCAATCACCTTCTTTTGGAGGTTTATAACGTAGAACACAACCTTCTAAACGATGGTATTGCCCTTCAGGGAGTCATGGAACGTGGTATTCAACGTGCTGGAATGACAATTTTAAATATTTTTCAGCACTGTTTTCATCCTCAAGGTCTTACAATTGTGATTGCACTCTCAGAAAGTCATGTTTCTTGTCATACATGGCCTGAGGAAGGTTGTATTGCGATAGATGTTTATACTTGTGGTGAAGGAAATCCAAAATTAGTAGCATTAGAACTGTTAAAATATTTTAATTCGGAAAATTATAAACTTCGTCAGTTAGATCGTTAAATAGTTAAAGGAGATAGAAACCTCCTCTCAAAAAAGTTCTGTTTTTATCAAAAAACAGGAGTTAAAATGGCATTTCATCAAATTAATCAAGACAAAAACTATATGAGAGAAATGTGGGGAACTGCAAAACCCATTACTGATAATGATAATGATAAAGAAAAACCAAAAAGAGTTATTCAGGAGATTATGCACGATTTTGCACCAAAGCACGATCTAAAGAAACAAACTGAATTACACGAAAGAATTAGAAATGATGAAGATTATGATGATTGGGACTATGGAACTGAACCAACATACGGAAAAATAATCTAAAAAGTATTATAGATATATTATTCATACTCATTGTTTAAATGCTTAGTATTTCTAGAAGTTTTAGGGACATTAGTTTGTCTTTTTCTAGACATCCAGTGACGAATGATGTTCTTGTATTAAAAAATGAGGATGCGATTAAAAAATCTGTTATTAACTTAGTTAGAACTCGTATTGGTGAGAGGTTCTTTAATAATTTATTGGGAACCTCTGTTGATAATTCTTTATTTGAACTCAATGGACCAGAAGTTTCAACAATACTTGATGAAGAAATTAAAACAGTATTAAGTAACTTTGAACCAAGAATCAGAGTAAGAGAGGTATTGGTTGAATCGATTGAGGATTCAAATGAATTGAACGCAAAGATTTCTTACGATATTGTTGGACTTCCATTTCCTCTTCAAAATATAGAGTTTCTTTTACAACCAACTAGAATATAATGTCCTTCAATAATTTCACAAATCTAGATTTTAATGATTTACGTACTCAGATAAAGGACTATCTGAGATCGAATAGTAATTTCACGGATTTTGATTTTGAAGGATCTAATTTTTCAAGTTTAATTGATGTATTAGCATACAACTCTTATATTACTGCATTCAATACGAATATGGCAGTAAATGAATCTTTCATTGATAGTGCAACTCTTCGAGAAAATGTAGTCTCCCTTGCACGTAATATCGGATACGTTCCTAGATCCAAAAGTGCATCAAAAGCAAAGGTTAGTTTTACAGTTAATACTACAGGATTAAATTCAAAGACTGTTACTCTAAAGGCAGGAATCGTTGCCTTGGGTGCTGTTGAGGATGGTAACTATATATTTTCAATTCCAGAAGACATCACAGTAGTGGTTGATAATAATGGATCTGCGAATTTTACAGAAATTGATGTTTATGAAGGTTCATATTTAACAAAGTCATATACAGTAGATAAATCACAATCGAATCAAAGATTTACAATTCCAAATACTGGTGTAGACTCTTCCACAATTCGTGTAAAAGTTACTGGTGTTATTACAGAAAAGTATCAATCATATAAAAATATTTTTCAAGTAAATAAAAATTCAAGAGTTTTTCTAACACAAGAAATAGATGATGAGAAATATGAAATTTTATTTGGTGATGATATTATAGGAAGAAAACCAATTAATGGAAGTACTATTTTTATTAGTTACATTATCACAAATGGAAAAGAAGCAAATGGAGCAGCAAACTTTACTTTTTCTGGGATTCTAACTGACAACAATAGTACTTCAATTACAAATAACATTTCATTATTGACTACAATTCAACCATCAGAAAATGGTGATGATATCGAATCAATTGATTCAGTTAAGTATCTTGGACCTAGAGTATATGCTTCACAATACCGTGCAGTAACCGCAAATGACTATAAGGGGATAATCCCATATATTTTTCCAAATGTGGACACTGTAACGGCATATGGTGGGGATGAGTTGGACCCTCCAGAGTATGGTAAAGTTTATATTTCAATCAAACCAAGAAATGGCAAATTTCTTTCTCAAATTACAAAAGATAGTATTAAAAAAGATTTAAGACAATATTCAATTGCTGGAATTAAACCAGAGATTATTGATTTGAAGTATATGTATGTTGAATTGGATACCACAGTTTATTATGATAAAAGTACTACAATAGATTCAAATAATTTACAATTAAGAGTTATAAAAAATTTAGAATCATATAGCAAATCAACCGAGTTGAATAGTTTTGGTGGTAGATTTAAATATAGTAAAGTTTCTTCTTTGATTGATAATACTAGTACATCTATTACTTCCAATATTACTAAAATTAAAATTAGAAGAGATTTACAACCAGAATATAACAAATTAGCAACATATGAAATATGCTTTGGAAATCAATTTCATATTAAGAAATTAAATTCTGATGGCAGAGGATATAATATCAAATCAACTGGGTTTACAGTAAAAGATACCAGTGGAACTTTGTATATGAGTGACGTTCCAAAAACTAATGAAACTGGAATTATATTTTTCTTTAAATTAGTTGATGGTTCCCCTGTAGTTGTAAACAATAATGCTGGAACTGTAGATTATATGAAAGGTGAAATTAAATTAACTACAATCACATTTACATCATCTACAAGCATTGCTGGGATTGAAATAGAAGCAATGCCAGAGTCAAATGATGTCCTTGCGTTAAAGGATATATACTTGGAACTAGATACTACTAAACTTAATGTAAGTGTTCTGGAGGATGTAATTACATCTGGTGAAAATACTTCAGCAACACAATATGCGGTCACATCAAGTTACGTAAACGGAAATTATACAAGATAAGATGTCGGAAATCAAAAGAGTAAAAATTCAATCTATTGTTGAGTCACAAATTCCAGAATTTTTAAATGATGATTCGCCACTTTTTAGAGAATTTTTAGAACAATATTATATTTCTCAAGAACATCAAACTGGTGTTGTAGATTTAGCAGTTAATCTACAACAATATAAGAGTATTGATAACTTTAATAATGAAACATTTTATACTACAGCAGTTCCTTGTACTTTAATAGAAGATGTAACATCTTTTGATGATGTAATTGTAGTCAATCATACAATTGGATTTCCGCAAAAATACGGTCTATTAAAAATTGATGATGAAATTATCACATATACTGGTATTACTACAAATAGTTTTACTGGATGTGTTCGTGGATTTAGTGGGATAGACCAACATTCAAATAATGAATCTTTTATATTTTCAAAAACAGATTCAGCATCTCATATTAAAGCAAAAACAGTAACGAATTTAAATTTATTATTCTTTAATGAAATATTTAAAAAGTTTAAAACTCAATTTTTACCTGGATTTGAAGATAGGCACTTTGTAAAAGGATTGAATTTAAAAAATATTTTATCTAGAGCAAAAGATTTTTATATCACAAAAGGAACTGATACATCT